CCGGGGCCGGGGCCGGGGCGGGCGCGGCGGACTGCTGCGTGATGAGGGCTTGGGCCCACGCGGGCAGGCTTGCGATGTCCTGCGCCTGCGGGGCCTGCGGGGCGGGAGCGGGGGGCGTTGCGGGAACAACCGTGGCCGGAGCGGCGGGCGCCGAGGCGGTGGGCGCGGTGGGCACAGTCGGAGTCGGGGCGGGCGCGGGAGCGGCGGGGGCCGGTCCTCCTGCGGGTGCAGTCGAGGCGGCGGGAGCGGCTGAGGCCGGGCCGGGGGCGGTGGTCATCGGGGTCCCTTCGGTCGGGGATGCGGGCATGGAAAAGGGGGCCCGCATGGGCGGGCCCCCTGGGCTTGTGTCAGTGGCGGGTGCTACTCGTCGCCGCCCTGCTCGGCGATCGGCGGCGCGGTCCGGGCGTACCCCTTGATCCACGCCGTACGCAGGATGCCGGCATACGGGCACACGGTCGGTGCCTCGCCGTCGCGTCCGGCCTGCATTCCGTCGAGTACGGCGCGGGCGATGTCCTCGCGGGTTCCCACGGATCACCTCCGGTTCTGCTGGTCGGACTCGTTCTTGCGGGCGCCGGCGGCCCACCGCTGAGTTCGGCCGGTCGCGGCCTCGATGAACTCGGCCTGCGTGAGCCGTCCGTGCTCCGACCACCATGCTTTCAGCTCCTCGGATGCCCGGGAATGGGCAATGCGAGCGGGCCCAGAAAACAGGGAAAGCGGCGAGACGCCGGCAGCTCTGGCCGCGGCGCTCAACAGATTGCCGTTCGTCGCGTCCTCGGCGGCGAGCAACTGCGCGTAAACGTACTCCTCGTACAGGGCGCGGGCCTCGGCCCGGGTGATCCGGGGTGCTTCGCCTGCGGCCTGCGCGGTGTCCCGATCCGCCTGGCGTGCGATCTCTTCGGCGAGCTGCGCGGCGAACGTCGTGTCGTCGGCGAGGGCGCCCCACCCGTTCGGGTCCGGCGCGGGTTCCATGACTTCGGCGAGGGCGTCGCGGTCGGCGAGCAGGTCGGCGACGGCGTCGCCGCTCGCGGCGGGCTCCGGGAGGTCGGCGGGGGCGCGGCGGTCCAGCTCGGCGGCGATCCTCACGACCTCCGCCGGACCGGCGTAGGTCATGCTCCACGCAAGGACGTCGTCGCCCAACTCGGCGAGGTCGCCGGTGAGTTGACCGCCGGGGAAGACCTGGGCGAGCAGGTCGCGGCGGTGGGCCTCGGCGGCGAGCTGGTCGACGTCGTCGAGGCCGTGAGCGATGGCCTCCCGTACCCGCGCGGCGAGTTGGTCGTCGGAGAGGCCGACGAGATCGGCACGCACGCCGGGCAGACGCGCGGCGAGGTCGCGGCGGTCTAGTTCGGCGGCGATCCGCAAGGCGTCGGTGTCGTCGACGTGCCCCAGCACCCTGCCCAACTCGGCGTCGGAGAAAGAGGCGAGGTCGTCGGCGAGGCGCCCGCGCGGGGCTGCGCGGTCGAGCAGGGCGACGGTGTCGCGGCGGTCGGCTTCCGCCTCGATCCGGGTCCGGGCCCGGTCGTCGAGCAGGTTCGACCGCATCGCGGCGGCGAGCTGGTCGTCGCTCATCTCCCGCACGCTGCCCTCGTCGCCGGACCACACGCGGGCGGCGTCGACCTGCTCGGGCGCCGGCGTCGTCGTACGGCGGTCGGGAAGGTTCCCCGCGCCCGGCTGCTCGCGGTGACGCAGTCGGCGCAGATCGGGGTGGGCGGCGAGGTGGCTGCGCATCGCGGCTTGCCACTGTCGGACCTTGGCGTTCGCCCGGCGCTGCGCCTCGGGGTCGACTGCGGCGGCGGCGCGGTTCTTGTACTTCCTGATGTGCCGCTCGATCTCCCGTTGCCGTTGTCCGGCCTCGTACCCGGCGGGGTCAGGCTCGGCGGCGTTGGCGCGGGTGATGCCGGGGGCGTAAGCGCTGGTGCTGTGACGGCAGTTGGGGTGTTGAAGTCCGGCGCGGCGGGCTTCGTCGAGACTGCCCGCGATGTCGACGGCGACCAGGACGCCGTCTTGGGTCGCGTGCTCCACGTCGACTCGGCGGGGTCCGCCGGCGCCGGTGAGGGACAGTACTTTGCCCTCCCACCTGCGGCAGAGCGGGCACTCGCGGGGCGCGTTGGACACGATGACCAGATCAACGCCCGCGTCCGTGAGGGTGCGGGCGTGGGCCTCGGTCGCGGCCCGCCCGACGGACGTCCGCACGGCCATCTCGGCGTACGACGTCATGGACCAGCGGCGGCCGGCGCGGTCACGGAAGGAGGTGATGCCGCGGTCGGCGAACCGCGTCATGGCGTCCTGCGTGGCGTGCCGACGGGTGCCGGTGCCGAGCAGGGGCGTTGCGGTGACCTCGGCGACGACGGCCCGGTAACCGTCGTCGACGGCCCGCAGGATCGAGCGGTGGGTCTGGTCGAGCAGGTCGACGGTTTCGGCGGCGAGGCGGTCGACGGCCTGTGCGCCCGGGGTGAGGGTGTCGACACGGCGGCGGTCGGCGTCGGAGAGGGCGCCGAGTTCGGCGACGGCGGCACGGTGCCCGGTGACGTACGCCTCGGTCACGGCGTCGAACACGTCAAGGGTGACGGCCTGGGCGAGTTCGTCGACGACCGCCTGAGAGGCACGCCGTAGCGGCTGGATCGCCGACAACTTCGCCTCGACCCACCCCGGGGCGTCGAGGCCGGCGGCGAGTTGCCGGGCGATGATGCCCAACAGCCGCTCCTCGGTCTGCTGGTACAGGTCGCGGGTGCCTGCGGCGAGGTCTTCGACCATGCCGGGATGGATCGCCACGCGGCCCACCCCCTCACCTACAGCGGGAAATTGCCCACCGGGTCGGGCGCGGCGGCGCCGGTCTCCGCAAGGATCGCCGCGATTTCAGCTTTGACCGCGGTGTCGTCCCACTCGGGATGCAGGATCTTGACCTTCGTCTGCGTCGACACGGCGCCCGCTCGGGCGAGCAGGTCGAGGCTGGTCCCGATGGACTGCATGGACTCGGCGACGCCCGCGCCGAACTCGACGACGGGGCGTTCCGGCGTGATCCTGCTGCCGAACAGGCTTTGGTCAAGAAGGAGTTGGACGTGCAACTGTTCAGTGAGGCCGTACCGCCAGTGCCCTGCCTTCTTCGAGCGGGTGACCGTGCTTTTCTGCTTGCGTGAGTCGACCTCGGTTGCGGTCGCGGCCTGCCCGTCGGAGTCGAGGCCGAACGTCGACGGCGAGTAGCCGGCGGACTGTGCGGCCTGCTTGACCAGGCCCTCTCCGGCCCTCAGGTGCTCATCCACGCGGATGCTGAACTGCGCGAGCGTGATCGATGAGCTGTCAGCGTTGGTCGGCGGGACTTTCAGCCCTCGCCAAACCTCTTGCTCGTCGTCGAACGACGCTCCTGCGCCGGGACCGTGGTCCCGAAGGTAGGCATCCGGCACGATCAGCCGCGCGCGGGCAAGGCGAATGTCCCTCATCAGGGATGTCCATGTCTCGTCAAGGCTGTCGAACTGGTCGTAAATCGGGGCTGCGTAGTCGCTACGCCCGATCGGCGATGCCCGGTGCAACCGGTGCGGAGTCATGTTCGGCACGTACGACGCGGTCAACTGCCGAATGCCGGTGCTGATCGTCTGTCCGTCGCCGTCCGCGTCGAGGCTGTCGAGCAAACTCTCGGTCTCCGGATGATCGGCAAGGGACATGAGGCGGCCGATGCTGTCGCGGGTGCCCATGTAAAGGGCGTGGGCGACGCGTCCGGACTCGTGCAACTCGATGTGCCGCCAGACCTCGCGGTCTCCGCCGGGGCCGTCCAGCTCCCGCCAGAAGTAGACACTCCGCAGCATCCCGAACCGAAACTCCGGGATAGCGCTGTCGGGCTGCACGGTGGTGATCATCGGGTAGTCGGCGATGTCGCGATCCCACGTGGTACGCAGGTAGATCCCGGACAGACCGGCGGCCTGCTCGGCTCCACCGAGACACATGGACTGCAACCGGCCCCGGTCGGAAAGGTCGTCGAGGCGGGCTTGCGTCGCGGCGTCGCTCACGGTGATCTGCGGCATTTCCGCGAACAGCAAGTCGGCGGACGCGGTGGCGATGTCGCCGGGAAGGGGGACATGGAGCCGGTGATCAGGACGGATGTCCTGCTCGCGGCGCCGTCCCCACAAACGGCGCTTCCGCTCGCGCGGCGTCTGCTGCCGGTAGATCTTCGACAACTCGCGGCGGTTCCCGGAGTACCAAGCGGCGTCCACCTCCATCTCACGGTAGTGAGCGGCCCACTGAGGGGGCGGCCACGGGGAGTTGGGGGCCGGAAGCGGCATCGGTGACCTCCTAGGCGGCGAGGGTGAGCAGGTGGCGCCACTCGTGGGCGGTGGAGTGCACGGCGTAGCGCAACGCGTCGGCGCTGTGATCGTCCGCCTTGATCGGAGCGTCGTCGCCGCGCGCCGTCGCTTTGGGGTCCCATGAGTAACCGGGCAACTCAGCAAGCAGGCCCGAACAGGACTCGTGCACCAGGAGACGACCGGCGGCGAGCAGGGCGGCCACGGACCGGATGCCTTCGACCACATCGTTCCGGGCGCGGGCGAGGCCCGGGTGCCCGTCCTGCCACATCTGCGTGGAGAACGATGCGGCGCTCGGGTCGATGAACGTCCACTCGGGTATCACCGCGAGGTCAGCAAGCCATGACCGGACGGCGGCGCTGTACTGCGCATCGGTCATGCTGCGGTGCGCGGCGCGGGAGTCGTGGCGCCACTCGTTCGTGACGTACAGCCGGCCGTCGACGCCCTCGCCCAAGAGGACCGCGGCAAACGGGTTGGTGGTGCCGTAGTCAATGCCGCACCAGTGCCGGCGCATCGTCGGCAACTCGTCGACGACGTGCCGGGACTCGTCCCACATGTCGTAGACGGCGCCCTCGGCGACCACCCACGCCCCATCGATCATGCGGCGGCGCCACAATCCGACGTACTCGGCGGCAAGGTCGGCGACGTACTCGGGCGACAACGACGGGTTGTCGGCGAGCTTGAAGTGCCACGACCGCAGGTTCAGTTCGCCGGCGCGGTCGAGATAACCGGTCTTGAGCCAGTGCCGGGGGCTGTCGGGGTTCGTCGTCGCGAACAGGCGCGCGCCGGGAACGGACAGTCGGGCGAGTAGCTGAGTCCAAAACCCCTCGGGCAACAAGGTTGCCTCGTCGACGTAGGCGAGCTGCGCCGTCAGGCCGCGTAGACGTCCCTCGGCGCGCGCGTCGGCGGCGCCGATCAGGTGGACAGTGCGGCCGAGGATGACGGCCGTGGTGGCGCCCCGGGTGTGTACGACGTGCCGGGCGAGGGGGCCGAACAGGGCGCGGTCTTGCAGGGGTTCGAGAACGTTGCGTTCGATCGTCTGGAGGCTGCGCCCACAGATGATGATCAGCCCGGACGGTCCGGCCGTGGCGACGGCGATCACGAACGCGAGCAGGCTCGCAATCGTCTTCCCGCTCCGGACGCTGCCGTGCCACAGGTTGATACGGGCGGTGGCCTGTCCGATGGACGTGAGCTGTTTGCGGGACAGGGGTAGGTGGTCGAGGTCGAGCAAGAGCGCTCACCCCCCGCCGGCGTCCTCCGTGGAGTCCGGGTCGCCGGCGGCCTGCGTCAGTGCCTCGCCGAGGGTGCCCAACATGCTGCGCACCTGATCGGCACCCTCGCCGCCCTCGGCGGGGGCGAGGCGTAGGGAGGTGCTGACGGCGGTCTGTACCGAGGCGATGATTTGCCGCTGGTCGACGAACCGCGGCCGGTCGAGGGTGACTTGGTGCCAGTCGCCCTCTTTACCGGCGAACTCGCCGTGCACGCTGCGTTCCCAGAGCTGGGCGCGCATCCGCTCGGCGTCGTCCTGGAGGTCGAGGGCGAGGGACGCGCGGCGCGCGGCGAGGTCGGCGGTACGGACGCGGGTCGCGGCCTCGACCTGCTCGGCGCGGTCGAACGTCAAGGGTGGGTCGAGGGCGGCGGCGATCTTTGAAACGGTCGAGGGCGACCGGTTGATCGTCCGGGCGATCTCGTTGCGGGACGTGCCCGCAGCGTGCAGCTCGCGGACGCGCCGGCGGTCGGCGGCGGTGATGGGGCGGGCCATGGCTCACCCCCTCGGCGCGGCTACGTGTTCAGCTCGACGCGGTGGCGTACGGCTTCGGCAGCGAGCTTCCAACCGTTCTGCACGGGACGCGTCAGGTCGTCCCACGGGGGCAGTTCCTCGCCGTGGACGCTCCGGTTGTCGGTGCTCAAGGCGTACGCCTCGTAGGCGTCCTGAGCGATGCGGGCGGTGTCCGGGCGGTGCTTGAGGAACACGGGAGGGGAACTCCAGACATGGGAACGCCCCCGCCAACAAGTCGTGACGGGGGCGGAGTTGTCGGTTTACGCAGTTGCGCAGTACTCCGCCAACGCGGCGTTGATCTGCTTCGCCTCGGCGTCGCTCACCTCGCGCTTACTGGTGCCGAACCGCTGCTGCGCTGCCCAATCCACCTTCGGCGACTTGCCGTTGATGCTGCTGCACTGGTTGCGGGCGTTGCTGAGCGCCTTCTCTTCGTCGACGACCAACTCGGGGTTCACCTGGCGGAGCGCGGCAAGCAGATCGGTACGGGTCTGGCCGGTGGGCTTTGGAGGCATTCCAGAGTCGATGACGGCGGCCGTTGAGGTGCTGGGGCTCGGCGTCGGGGCCGACTTGGTATCGCTGCTGTCGCTGCTGCTGCACGCGGTGAGCGTGGCGAGGACGACGGCGGCAACGGTGGTGACAGTGGCGGTGCGCTTCACGGGATTCCCCCCACGTGACGACAGATGCTCTGTGTGTGACGTGTGAAGGGGCGTGATGGTTGCAGGATGCACGCGAACGCCCCGCGGCTCGGCGGGAAGCGGCGGGGCATTCGGTGTCCGGGTGTTTCCGGGCACGCCGGAGACGCCCCCAACATTAGGTCACGGAAAGGTCACGGTGCAAGTCTGCTGAGTGCTCGCGCGCACGCGGGGCGAGCGTCCGGTCGCGACGGCTGCTGACGCAGTGTCGGC